TGAGCTCGCCCTCCACGAGGACGAGCCGGCCCTTGGTGAGGTACTTGCTGACGAACTCGGCCTGCGCACGCCACGCGACGCAGTCGATGAAGTTGGTGATCTTCTGGCCGTCCTTGGTCTTGCGGCCGGTGTCGCTGGCGAGCCGGAAGCTGGTGATCGCCACGCCGCTCGGGGTGTGTCTGAGCTCAGGGTCGGCCGTCAGCCGCCCTTGCAGTCCTGTGTGGTTATACATCAGCCTTGACCTCCTTGCTGGTTATGCTGCGCGGCAGCAGCGTCGAGGGAGTTGCAGATCTCGTCGTACTCCTGCCGGGTCAGGGTGGCCGGATCCTGCTTCTTGTACTTCTCGAGGATCCGGGCGATGGTGCGCTCCTTGGTCATGCCGGCGGCCTCTGCCTTCTTGTAGAGGCGGCTGAGCTGCGCCTCGGACAGACGGCCAGAGCCCTGCCCCTGACGCTGCTGGCCCTGTCTGGAGCCGCCAGAGCCGCCCCCGGGGCCTTTACTCTGCGCGCCGAAGTCGCTGTTGTCGGGATCGTCCTCGCCTTGGTCGATGCTGAACTTCTCGAACAGGTAGTATTTCAGGGCGTAGGTGTGGGCGGCCCCCTTGGCCTTGGCCGGGTCGTCGTTCCAGCCGAGGGCGTGGACGACTGCCTCCAGCGTCTCGTCGTCGTTGTCGAGATTGATCCAGCGGATCGTCAGGTCGGCCTCGTAGAGGAACATGAGCTTGTCGCCGTTGTAGGTCTTGGTCTGCATGGTGATCCAGTAGACCGGGTCGCCGTTCTCGGCGTAGCGCGTGGCCTTCTCGCCGATGACCTCGAAGTCGACGCCGAGCTCGTTCATGATGGGGGTGATTTTCTCCCACACGTCGTAGATCTTGGCGTACTTGTATTTGACGCCTTCGCTGTGCTTCTTCTTGACGATCTCCGGGCAGGCTTTTCGCATTTCCACGAGCTTCTGCCGGAGCGTCAGACAGCGGGCCTCGATGGGAGGGGCCGCAGCAGCGGCCGCCTCCGTCTTTTTGGTCTCAGTTGCCATGTGGCACCTCCTTTAGATGTCGACCGTGAAGGTGGCCGGGGTCTCGTAGGCCGTGACGCCCTCCACGATCTCGCCGGTGCTCTGGATGGTGGCGATCTCGCCGGTGTAGGCGAGCAGCTTCTTCAGCTCGCCCCACTTGGCCGACTCCTCGACCTTGACGAGGTCGCCGTAGCCGTTTTCGCGCAGCCACGGCACCAGCTTGGAGTCGTCGACCTCGGCCTTGACGGTGCCCTTCTTGAGGGTCAGGGTGCCGGAGAGAAGCCGGTATTTCTCGGTCGTCTTGGTGGTCTTGTGGGGCACGGTGTTGAAGAAGTCGGCGAGGCAGGAGGTCAGGAAGGCGGTGCCGTTCTCCATGCGCCGGCGGGCGGCTTCGACCTTCTCCTCGATGGCCGCCTTCTGCTGGTCGGCCAGCTCCTTCAGGCGGTTGTACTCGCTGCGCTCCTCAGCGATCTTACGGATGGCCCAGTCGGCGCAGCGGTCGTCGGTGATGCGGAAGGGGGCGCGCTCGCCCCGCTCCACGGTGCCGAGGTCGACCTGCTCCAGCTCGTCGAGGGTGACGGCCGGCAGCGCCTCGGCCGGGGCCTTGGGGGCCTCTGCCTGCTGTTCTGCGGCGATGGCCGCGGTGGTTTTATCACTCATGCGGTTGTGCTCCTTTCTGCAAAAAAGCGGTGGCCGCCGACCTCTGCGACGAAGATCTGGCTCTCATGCCAGTCGCTCGTCACGAGGGCGGGGTTGTAGAAGTACATGACGGGGGCGTCGATGGCGACCTCGCCGCGGTCAAATACGGCCGCGACGGCGTCCTTGACGCTCTGTGTGGGGTCGGGGCGGTTGCTGGTGTAGCTGTAAATCACGACGGCCTCAGAGGGCTGCACGCCCTCCTTCTCGGCGGCGTTGAGAATACACTGAGCGACCAGCATTTGCCCCTCGAAGCTCTCGCCGCCAGACTCGGCCATGACGACACGCTCCACGGTGTCGCGCTCGCTGGCGCTGAGGTAGAAGCGGACGGGCGCCTCGGTCGGCTCCGGCGTCTGCGTGCTTGCCGCGGGCGTCGTGACGACGACCGCCGGTTGCTCTGCGGTCGGCTTCGGGAGCTCCGTGACATTTTCACGGCCTCCGGCGATGGTCGAGATGACTGCGCCGATGCCGGCCACGATGACGGCAGCCGTCAAAAGGACGGCCGCCTGCCGGATCCGGGCCTTGGCACGGCGCCGGCGGCGTGTTATACTTTGGGTGCGGGATCCGTGCGCTGGCGAGCTGCCGGATGTTCTCGCGGGGGTCGCCCGGTCGCGTCGGGCGGCCCTTTCTTTTGTTGCTTCCATGGTTTTCTCCTTTCACTGGCCCCGGGCCGTCATGAGGGCCTCGCAGGCTGCGATTGTGAAGTCGCTGAACGCGGTCTCCCTGACGGTGTCGGCGGTCAGCAGGACGAGGTACTCGTCGTTGTAGTAGTCGATCTCCGGGCTGCGCTCCCGGCAGAGGTCGAGCTTCCTGCGGGCATAGGGCTCGGAGCGTTCCCACAGGCTGTCGGGGATCCAGCGGCCGAGGTGCTCCTCGACGCGCTCGCGCAGCTCCTCGCTCGTGATGGTGATGGCCGGGGCCATGTTCTTCACCTCCGTGACATCCGGGCCGGGAGCGTCTGCTCGGGGCGCGTGATGCTCTTGTTGAAGCCCTGCGGCTCATAGCGCACGCCGGTGATCCGGCGGCCGCTGACGCCGTACTTGGGGTTGTAGCCGAACAGGTTGACATAGCTGCCGAGGTCGTCCCGTTCCTCGTCCATGGCCTTCAGCACCTCGAACAGGGCGAGCACGTCGTCGATGGCCCGGTGGCTGTTCTGCACCTTGTCCTCCAGCTCATAGGCGAGGATCGCGTTGGCGAGCTTGTGAGGGTAGGGGCGGCGGTCTTTGTAGACCGTCAGGCTGTCCAGCCAGTCGAGGCGGCCGGGCTTGAAGCCCCGCAGCAGCTCCCGCAGAAAACAGGCGTCAAACTGCGCATTGTGGGCGACCATCAGGACGGGGCCGGGCTTGACCAGCTTGAGGAAGCGGCTGACGGCCGTGCCACTCTGCACGCCCTCGGTCTCCAGCAGGCGGTCGGTGATGCCGGTGAGGGTGACGATGTTCTCGGGGAGCTGCTCGCCCTCCGGCAGCTTGATGAAGGTGTCCATCTTCCCGGCGATCCGCAGGGCCCCGGCCGCCGTGCGCTCCACGCGCAGGGCGGCGAGCTCGATGATCTGGTCGTCCTCCGGGTTGAGGCCACTGGTCTCCGTGTCGAAGATGACGAGGGCCTTGTAGCGGTCGAACAGGCTGGCGAGGTTACTCATGGGGCACCTCCTTGATGGTGCCGCAGCGGCACTTTGCGGGCTCGCCGGTCGTGAGCCACTCGAGCCAGCAGCGTTCACAGCTCGTACAGTCACAATGTACCTCGCCGGTCGGCGGGTGTCCCGTGGCGAGCACCTTGGCGATCTCCTCGGCCGTGGCCGTGCGCATGAAGTCGAGGCCGGTCTGCTTACTCATGGGCCGCCTCCATTTCCCGGGCCGCCCGCAGTTTCCCGAGCAGGAACGAGACCTCGGCCGTGAACTGTTCCCCGGTGGCGTAGGTGCCGCCGAACTGTTCGACCAGCTCCGCGACGATGGTGCCGGCCTCCTGCGGGCCGATGCCGGTGTCCTCGCCGTCGACGGGGATCAGGAGATCGGAGTCCAGATAGCAAGCGGGGCGCAGGCCGCCGTAGCCGTGGCAGGCGTTGCTCCAGTTCAGCGCGCCATCGCTCCAGACGAGGCGGGCGCTATGCTCGTACCCGTTGGCAGCCGTGCTATATGCGGTAGAGAGCCAGTACCAGTCATCCACCAGAGGGATGACATCGCGGTTGCGCCGGTACTGGTCGACCGTCAGCGAGAAGATGGTTACGGTGCAGGTGCCGTAGTCCTTCAGGCCGTCGTCGGCGGTCAGGTCGAGCTCGGTCTGGAGGAAGGCGTGCGGGCCCTTCACGGCGTCGATCAGGTTGTCGAGGTAGGGGCCGTTCATCCACTCTTTGCTGCTGGAGATGGCGAAGTTGTTTCGGTTGTCCTCGTCGAAGGGCTTGTCCGGGATCACCTCGAGGCGCAGACAGAGGGTACGGCCGGCGGGATCGTGCTCCAGCACCACCCACTTCTCGCCGGCGTAGGGGAACACGGTGCCGCGGGCGGCAGTCTTGAGGGCTTTCTTCATGGTTTTGCTCCTTTCGTTGTCTGCGGCCGGTCGTTCTGGCCGGGCCGCTGGTTTGGTAGTGTCTCGCCGGCGCGCAGCCGGCTCTCACAATGCGGGCAGATGTAGCCGCCGTGGGGGATCTGCTGGTATATGCTCACATTCCAGTAAAGCCCGCAGCCGACGCACTTGAACTTCACGAGCTCCCACCTCCTTCCGAAGCCAGCGCAGCGAAGAAGGCCCGCCGGATGCGGTTGCGGTATTTCTTGCGGACGCGGGCCCGCTTCGCGTGGAGGGCGTAGTGGCGCCACTTGGGAGGCGCACGGCACAGCAGGAAGTCGTCGAAGGCTCGTCCGATGGTGTTTACGATGGTCTTGGCAGCCCATACGGCCCACTCGATCATGCGGTTGATGGCCTCGATGATGTTGTCGAAGGCGTTGAGGATCCGCTGCACGGCCTCCGGGCTGAGCTTCATGCTGCTGGCGGCCTCTGCGACGCGCTCGACGGCCTCCTCGGTGGCGTTGGGGTAGTGGCCGGCCACGACCTCGACGAGGGCGGCGTGGGCGTCTCTGGCCCGCTGTGCGGCCTCATAGTCGGCGACCGTCATGCTGCCGTCGTAGGCGTAGAGGTTGGGCTCGTCCTCCGGGCCATCGCCCAGCCGCTCGCTGAAGGGGAGGCCGGCCTCGGCCGCCTGCTGCCGGGCCGCTTCGATGTCGGCCCGGGCCTGCGTGAGGGTGTCGTCGTCGGCGAGGGCGTTGGTGCCCCGCTCGTAGTGCCAGCGGATGCCGGCGGCGATGTCGTCGATGGTCATGTCGCCGAAGCGGCCGAGGTAGTAGCCGTTCAGGGCCACGGCCCGGGGGTCGAGGCGCAGGGCCTCGAGGGCGTCGTTGATGTCGTCGGTCTCCCACTCGTTGTTGCCGAGGTCGCTCCAGACGGTCAGGGCGTGCCACGAGCGGCCGGTGCGGTAGACGATCAGCCAGCCGATGCCGTCGCGGATCTCGTCGGCATACTCCCGGGCGATCTCTTTCAATGCTGCCATGCTGGTGCCTCCTCTCTGATGATGCGGACGACCGTGACGAGGTCGTCGATGTCGTGCTTGGTGATGTAGGTGTCGGCCTTGGAGAGCCCGAGGTGCCGCAGCAGCGGCTCGGGCCCGTCCAGCAGGAAGGTGTGGACGGCCACG